CTCAAACGTAAAACCGTTGCCCATGCTCGAGAACATCTCGTTCCGATGGACTTCGACGAACTCTCCGCGAGGGATAGTCGTCACTGGACTACGCAAGTCGTCCAGTAGGGTGTACCAATTCACAGGAAGGAGCAATTCTACTAACGCCGTCGAAACGCTATCACTAGCGCTCGACAAGTCAATAGTTGCCAGGTTTCCACAAAGGGAACCTTGCCGTGCCAACGATGAGTTTATCGACTGATCGTTGAGGTTATACCGGTACGTTTAAGTCGGGACCTTATAAAGGAACCAACACCCTTTTGAAGCCACATATTGATATCGGGCTCTTTACAAGCCACTCTATCAATCTCGGTTTTCTTAGGAACGGTAAACATCACGTTACCTGGAACGATCTCGATTAAGAGCTCGCTCCTCCGATTGAGCCAACCCGGAATCTCGTCGACTACGTCGAGAAAACGGGACAAGGCACGATCAGTAGCGTGTGCTTTTCCGAGGTACTTACTCGCCGGATGGCTTTCAGCACGGGACCGACTCGTCGATGAACCACCACTAAAGCTGCCAATAAGCGCTTCGGTGGGAGGTACTTCGCCGATAATGTCAACTATGACATCGCGACAAAACGCGACAAATTTGGAATAGCTGACTCGAGGCAGAATATTGTAATCGCCAAGAGTATTTTCAAGCCGTTCCCAAGTTGCCGCATTCCGCTCCTCAGTGAGCAACCATTTCTGGATAGCCCTTTCCCTTCGCAGGGATGGAGGATCGGTCTCGTTGGACAAGAACTTTGAGAAGATTTCAGCCTTCAGGTAGTCGCTTTTCGGCGACGACTGTAGGGCTTGGATCCTCTCGCGGAACTCGTCCGTCAGATCCACGGGTAGACGTAAATTCGCGCACTGCGCTGAACGAAGTCGAGTTTTCACCTGGTACTCCAATAATGAAGGGCTGCCGTTCCCGAATGGTAAACGACAGTACAACCGAAAGGAAGATCACTACGACGGCGATAATCACCACCATAACGACTCGTTCCGAGTTGTAGTTTCCTGAAGGCTCCATGGTTGTTACCAGAAGCCTTCGAGGTCAACGAGGATAGAATCCTTCGTCGGTCCAGTAGTACACAAATCAGCGATGTGCTGGATGAGACGCTTCCGCTCAAGAGCGGTAGACGCCACGTCCCAGTTAAACGTAAGATCTGCGTACGCCGTGCGGAGCACGGTGTCCTGGGCCACCCCATTGACTACGACTTGTCCCATGACAGGGATCGCGAACTTCACAATCGTCTTGTGACGACCTGTGTTGTTGTTGCGGTTCTGACTCATGGTGAGACGCGGGTTCCCGATAGGGACACCCGTATTTTCCACGAGAGTAGCGACGCCATTTTCGACACCATACGGGTTAAAAGTATGGTCAATCGGAGTAGGCGTGGCACGGTCTTTGAGGACCACACCGATCAAGTTAGGCATATATTGTCTTTCTAGATGTAAAGGGCCTTGGCCCCGGTGTTAAAAGTTCAGACGCATCAACGCAAGAGCGTTTAACGTATGAATCGTGGAAAAGGGATTCGTTTTACCGTAAACCTCGGGAAGCGGAAAATCAGGAAGAACCTCCCTATCAAAGGAGAAAAATCCGATCTTCAGCAACCCATGGTCGAGGTACTCTGCGGGATCGCCAACAGCCACAGCTGTGAAAGTTGACGACTGAACCGTAGAAACGTATCCATGGTTGAACGAAAGACCTGATGTCGCCGAAAGGCTACTCAGCATATCACCGATAGGTATAAACCAATCGATAAAGAACGAGAAAGGAACTACCTCCCACGCAACTGAGAATGGATTTACAAGGCCGAGAGTATTCCCTGAGCGTAGAAAAGGATTGTCGATATGGGCCGAAATGGCACCAAAACAACGTCCTTCACACTCCCAGGTTGTCTCACAGCCATGCTCTTCACCAGTCGTAGAGTACTTCACTGTTGGTACACCTTTATGTACTTCCAGATCCATGGAGCTCTGCTTCTGTGCTTGAAATAGTGCATAGTTATCATGGATAGATCCCAAAAGAGGTTTCCATCCGTACTGATAAGCTAGCCATTTCTCGCTGAAGAATCGCATATTCCGTAAATCAGCCTTAGTACAACCGAGGATTTCGGGGACTGATCCCCAATTTCCTGATCTCGCGGCCTTGTAGGCTCTGAGAACTTGAACGGTTGTCTTAGCAAGCATCCCGACTGTCTCCCTCCCTTCTGCTAAATCTGCTCCGTTGGAA